GCCAGAGGTTATGGAGTGGGCTACCGTTGAGCTTCACAAAACTCTAGCTGTTATTGCAGAAGCAGAAAAGTATTGGCGATATGGTACAGGTTGGGGTGATTACACTGTAATGCAAAAGCCTTCATGGGTATAAACAGACATGACTAAAGCAAAAAGGTAGGGGAGTTGATAGATTGAGTAAGCAAGGTAAACAAAAGGGAAGGTTAGGGCAACAAGAGATCAGAGATTATCTACTTGAGACTTTCCCTGAGCTTGAGCCTGATGACGTTAAGTCTACGATTATGGGAGACACTGGTGCTGACGTACAACTATCACCTAAAGCACAAAAGATTATACCCATATCTATAGAAGTTAAACGTAGGAAGTCAGGATTAAAAACAGTCTACGGTTGGATGGATCAAGCTACTAATCACAGTAAAGGTCCACCAGTTGTCTTCTATAGATCAGACAGGCAACCTTGGTTAGTTGTAGTAGACCTACAACATTACTTATCTTTATTGAGAGGATACAAAACTGATGGACTATCACTCAGATCTAAAAAAACCAAACCATAAAATATGGGGTGTACTAGAGGGTCCATTCCATGCTGGTGACATAGAGGAAGATGCCGAAGATCTATACATAAACCTATGTAAGGTAGAGATAGATGGTAAAATAGAGAGTATTGAATATTACTTTCAAACTAGGGATGATGCCTACGAGATGGTTAAATACTTTCAAACAAGTATTAATCCTATTGAGATTGAGCATGATGATGATTGACATTATGTTATTTATGAGTATAACTGGAGACTTTAACTTTGGAGTATGAGCTTAACTTGAGAATAAAGGTGGACAAAAACGCCAACTTCTTAGAGGTAGATATAGATGATCACTCTGAGATACTAGAAGAACTAACACTTAACGCTATGTATGACATAGATGATATAACAATAGCACAATGTGAGGTAATTAAATATGACTAAGGTAACGATTGACGATACAGATTATGAGAGTGAAAACTTTAATGAAGAACAAAACAATATCCTACATGAGCTACAGAATAATCAATCTGTTTCGGCTACCGTGCAGTATCAACTACACAGTTTAACTGTCCTTCGTGACATGCTAACCAACAAACTTAGAACTTCTTTGGCAGGAGAAAATATAAATGAAGTTTGAACACTATCAAACGCAAGCGGTTAAGACTGCTATATATTCTGATGCAGATGTTATTACGTATCCTATACTTGGATTATGCTCAGAGGTTGGGGAAGTTGCAGGTCACTATAAAAAAATACTTCGTGATCACAATGGAATAATGACACCTGAACAAAGATATTTTCTTGGTGATGAGGTAGGGGATTGTCTTTGGTACATAGCTAATATATGTACTGACTTAGGTCTTGGTATGGAAACTATTGCAAGACGTAACTTAGACAAACTCAATAGCCGTATGGCACGTGGAGTAATAAAAGGAAGTGGAGACAACCGATGACTGATAACTATCTACCTACTGACTATCAAACTTTTATTGCTACCAGCAGGTATGCCCGTTGGCTAGAGGATAAAGGACGCAGAGAAACTTGGGGCGAAACAGTTGAGAGATATATTGACAACATTGTAAAGCCTTTGATTACTGTAGCTGGTCATACAGATGCAGTGGTGAACGATATACGCAATAGCATTCTAAGCTTAGAAGTTATGCCATCAATGCGATCTATGATGACTGCAGGTAAAGCTGCACAACGTGATAACACATGTATGTATAACTGTAGTTACCTACCTGTTGATGACCTAAAATCATTTGATGAGGCTATGTTTGTCCTTCTCTGTGGTACTGGTGTTGGCTTCAGTGTTGAGCGACAGTTCATCAGTAAGCTCCCAGATGTGCCAAAGCTCTTTGAGAGCGAGACTACAGTAGTCATCAGGGATAGTAAGGAAGGTTGGGCTAAGGGTCTTCGTCAAGTGTTGGCACTCCTTTGGGCTGGTGAGATCCCTAAGTGGGATACAAGTAAGGTTCGTCCCGCTGGTGCAAGACTAAAAACTTTTGGTGGTAGGGCTAGTGGTCCTGCACCTTTGGTTGATCTGTTTAACTTTGCTATTACTACATTCAAAGGCGCAGTAGGCCGTAAGTTGTCTAGTGTTGAGTGTCATGATCTTATGTGTAAGATAGGAGAAGTAGTAGTGGTGGGTGGTGTACGCCGCAGTGCTATGATCTCACTTTCAAATCTATCAGATGATCGTATGCGTCATGCTAAGTCTGGTAACTGGTGGGAGAATGCAGGTCATCGTGCATTAGCTAACAACTCTGTTTCTTATACTGAGAAGCCTGACAGTATGGCATTCATGCGTGAGTGGACATCTCTAATGGAGAGCGGTAGTGGTGAACGTGGTATCTTCAATCGTCAGGCTAGTGTAAAGCAAGCAGGTAAAAATGGTAGGCGTGATACAAACTACGAGTTTGGGACAAACCCATGCTCAGAAATAATTTTACGGCCAAACGAATTTTGTAATTTATCAGAGGTAGTTATACGAGCAACTGATACATTAAAAGACATTGAACGGAAAGTCCGTATTGCAACCATCTTAGGTACAATACAAAGTACTTATACTAACTTCCCCTACTTACGTAAAGTCTGGCAAACAAACACAGAAGCAGAACGTTTACTAGGTGTATCACTTACAGGTATAATGGATAACCCTTTGATGACTTTAAAGAACGAAGGTCTGTCACAAACATTGGAGCATTTAAAACATGTCGCTGTTACTACTAACGCTGAGTGGGCTGAACGCTTTGGTATCCCTGTGTCTGCTGCTATCTCATGTGTTAAACCTTCCGGCACGGTATCACAACTTGTTGATTCCGCCTCTGGTATTCACGCTAGGCATTCACCCTATTATATTCGTACTGTACGTGGTGACAATAAAGATCCACTGACACAGTTTATGAAAGATCAGGGGATACCTAGTCAACCAGATGTAATGAAGCCTGATCAGACTACTGTGTTCAGCTTCCCTATGAAGTCACCTGATGGTGCAATACACACTGCTGACATGTCTGCTATTGAACAGCTAGAGATGTGGTTAATGTATCAACGCCATTGGTGTGAACATAAACCAAGCGTTACTATCAACGTTAAAAACTCTGAGTGGTTTGAAGTAGGTGCGTTTGTTTACAAACACTTTGATGAGATGTCTGGTGTATCCTTCCTACCTTTCAATGAGCATACATACCAGCAAGCACCTTACCAAGATTGTTCTAAGACAGACTATAAGACCTTACTATCCTGTATGCCTAGCTCAATTAAATGGGAAGGTCTTTCAGAGTATGAAGCAGAAGATAATACTTCTGGAATGCAGACACTGGCATGTACTGGTGATGTCTGCGAGATGGTGGATATTAACTAATGCAATTAGAAATGTTTGAAAATATAAAGGTTCATTTTGAGGGGGGCCTTGAGTGTAATAACTGTGGTGTCACGCAACCAGTAGAAAACTTTCAACATATGCTATCAGGTGAGATCAAAAGAAAGTGTAGAACTTGTGCGAGGAATCAATCAAATTTAATTAAACACTTGAAGACTATCCATATCTACCCAGATGATAATTATAAATGCCCTATATGTACTAGGAGTATAGAAGAGATATCTAGGAAGGGACAAAAGAGACTTCAGAGTTGGGTACTTGACCACTGTCACGATACTGAAACCTACAGAGGTTGGGTATGCCATCACTGTAACGTGGGTCTGGGAGCTTTCTCAGACTCATCCGACAGGGTAATCAATGCATATGAGTACCTAAAGAAACATGAAACCGAACTAAACGAAGGAAAATAAAATGGCAGTAAGAAAACATTTTAACAAATCTTTATATAAAAAATACGATGGTATTGCTAAAGATACTTTGATCCAATTACTTGAGGGCAAGGGGCATATCATTATTAATAGTGAGGAAGATTACTACGCAGATGTAGTGTCTCAGAAAGAAGGTTACACCTACTTCAATGAAGCGGAGGTTAAGTCTCAGTGGACAGGTGATTGGCCTACGTACTGGAAAGAGATAAGGATACCAGAAAGAAAACAAAGGTTGTTAGATAAGTACGAGGGAATAAATGGGGTGCTAAACTTCTACGTCTTTCGTAATGATATGAAACAAGTGTGGCGAATTAAAGACACTTGTCTTACAAAAGAAAGCCTTGGTGAAGCACACGGTGGACGAATTAAGAAAGGTGAGTTATTCTTCCACATACCTTATACTAATGCGGAGTTAATTAAATTATGATTAAGCCATCAAGAATACCAGACGAAAATCTTATTGCTGAGTATAACTCTGTCAGTAAACCTTTTCATTATAACACAGGTGATATAGAATGTATAGATTATATTAAGCAGGTGCTAGGTAATGAAGGTTTCATTGCTTACTGCCAAGGGAACATGGTTAAGTATCAACACCGCCATAGATACAAACAAAAACCAGTTGAGGATATGGAGAAAGCAAGGTGGTACATGGATAAAATGATGGAAACAATGAAAGAGGTACATAAATGAATCCCTACGATGAAGGTTCTAAGTCATTTAAGAATGGCAGATTAGGTAATCCCTACTCATTAAATAGTAACAACAACAGAAGCTGGGAGTATGGATTTAATACTGCATATTTCTTTAACTTAAAAAAAGTAAGTGATAATGAGCAAAGAATTAGAGAACGAAGCAAAGACCTACATAAAAAAGAAGCGTAACGTTAAAACAATAAAGCCCCTTACCGCTCGGCGTTATCTAGCAGGACAAGCTCTTGCTGGATTACTACCTAATAGTAAGGGGCTAACTCAAATGTCTGAACTAAAGAGAGTAGCGTATGAGTGGGCAGACTATATGTTAGATGATGACTAGTCGTACAT